ATGCCAGCGTACAGGCTAGGATTGCGCTGCTTCATAATGCGGAACAAGGTGCGGTCCTCTACCTTTTCGCGTTCGTTTTCTGGCTCAACAACGAATATTTCAGGGTCTACCCCGTTTTCTTCTGCTAGCCCCATCAAGTATACTGCCATCGCTGGTTTGATAAGTTCAGCAACGTCTGGACTAAACGTACCCGCCATAAAACCCTTGAATGAAATCTGCGACACCAACTCCTGAATAGTCACACCTGCAAGCATCAGCTTTACCATGTCTTCATCTCCACCGCCTGTTTCTAAGCGTTGGATAATGTGGTCTACAGCATCGTTAGGGTCAGAAAGGAGAGGGGGACGTTCCCAAGGCCACTGTCCGGGCGTACCAGTAAGAGAATGGCCCGGAGGGGCAGCAAGGGGTGTAATTTTGTCTAGTGCCATTATCTACCTCTTTCTACGGTAGCGAGATGAAACCTTCGCAGAACTCAGATTGATTGTTGATGCAGAAGCCCGTATGTTTGAACGAGGAATAGGTACGGTCTGGATTCGCTGTAGCGCACTTCGTACTCCCGGCTTGGACAACATGTTAGGTACTCTGTTTCCTGAACCAAGAGGGATAGAAGGAGCAGCAACTTGTCCAGCAGCCGACATTCGACCTGCTGCTAAAGAAGTGGCAGAGATTGCAGCAGTAGCTGGCATGTCAGAAAAGTCAAACTTATCACTTACGCTTTCTGTAAGTCCTGTCGCCAAACCTTCTCCTAAAAATCCCAAATCAAACTTCTCAATTCCCAAAAAGTCTGCACCAGATTTTATTGCCTGTCCAAACCCAGAACTAGCTATATTTTTATAAAACTCAGTACCCTTAAGGTATTCTGTGCCAGCATCCACTCCGATGTTTATCAGCGAACCTGCTGCTGCTCCCATAACAGAACCAAATAAAGAAGACATACCTAATTACCTAACTGAAAATGTTATCTATAGTCTTGACCTGCAAGTAATCTTCGAACTTTTCATTGTACATAGCAGAGTTCGCGTCTATTGACTGCGCTTGCATCGCAGCGTTGTGCGCCCGTGCTAGGTTGTTTTCAGAAATTTGCATTGACCACGCAGCTTGGTCGCGGTACGTTTGCCACAGATTAGCCAAGGCTTGCTGGCTCATGTTCAGCATATTCATGGCGTTTTGTTGGTTTGCTGCGTTTTGCTGTGCTGTATTCTGCGTGTTGATGTCGCGTCGCCACTGTGCGTTACTCGATGCAATCTGCGAAGACATACTCGCATTGAACTGTTCACGTGCGGTTGCCATCTGAGTATTGAACTGCGCCATTGAGTTTGTCTGAGATACGTTGTACTGCTCGATAGCTGCTTTGCGGTTCAAAGTAGCAGTCTCAATTTGCGTACCCAAATCTGCAAAGAACATATCTACTTCTAATTCACTCTTTGCGTTCAACTGACGTGCTGCGTTTTCTTGGGCTTGGTCAGTCAACATGGCCTGTAGCTGGCCCTGATAGCTGATTGTAGCAGACTGCTGTTCGTTTGTAAGATTTGCCATATCCAAGCTAAGAAAAGCCTTGGCGTTGGTTGCGGCTGCAGCCTGACGGTTATTCAGATTGGTTATATCCATCTGAGCGTTGGTAGCCGCGTTCTGCAGAACTGCTTGCTGCTTGTTTGACAGGTTTTGTATCTGTATCTTTGAATACTTGTCTGCATCAGCAGCAGCAATCTGTATACCTGATTCCATGACGGCTTGTGTCATAGCCGCCGCAGCCATACTTGACGCACCCAAACCACGCTGTTGCATTACTGCAGATACTTGACGTACGGCAGGTGCTGCCCATGCGGGGAGAGGTTGTCCAGCTTGCATACTGGAATATAGCTGTGCCAACTGATACTGAACAGTAGCGCGAGGGTCTAGTACTTCTGTTGCTGCAGTTGCTAAACTAGCAGGAGAAACCGTACCCTGTTGCGCTTGCATTACGGACTGAGGAGAAATCGTACCTACTGCAGCTTGTGCAGGAGCAACCTGACCAACCTGTGCTGCTTGCATGGTCGGGGCTTGAAATTGAGTAGGTGTAGTTTGAGCGTACTGCGTTACGTCTAGGTCAGGAGCAGCAGCAGTAGGCGCGATAGGAGCCATCTGACCTGTTGTAGGCGAAAGTATTTCCGCTGGCTGCTCTTGTATGGGGGTAGGCGTAATAGTAGTGGATGGCGGAAGCGTGGGAGTATCTACTCTCTCCGCCTGTTCCTGTACTAAGGCTGTCTCTAGCTGCTTACCCGTTTTTCCTGTTAGCGTTGCCATACCTATTTACCTTTGTACAAATTCCAGAGTTTCCACGACACGTATATAATAGACAGCATCCCAAACACGAGTGCTACCCACTGGTTAAGTGCTGGCAACCAAAGTGGCGCAGAGATACCGCCTGTCGCTATGAGCAAATCATCTGGCTTCATGTTTAGCACCTTATCCTTGAATTTCTGTGACGCAAATCATAGAAATACCACGTTCTTGGTCTTTAATATCTGAATCTGTCACGCATTTGTTTAAGTGCCAATCGAGAGAGGAATTTTCTGACTGCCTCAAACCAACCTTGTATGTTATTTGAGACGTAGTGCTTGGCGTATCAAAGTAACTATAGACTGCGTGTTCTGGTGTAGATGATGCGTCATTAGCTTCATAAGTCAAAGATGTACCCATTAAAATGCCAGAGTTTCTACTGCCAGCAACAGGTGCGGCTAGCTTTGTAGAGTCTCTATAGAAGAACCAAGCGGTATTATAAATTGCTCCCTGATTGCTCCATTCACCATTTACCATAGCTTCAATCTTAATGATGCTGTTGGTAGATGTAGGGGTTATATTTACAGACAAAACACTTATTTCTGTATCGGTGTTTGAGGCACAAGCAATCTGTGATGTTGCACTAATCTGTGTGTACTGCACTTGCAATATACCGCCTGAGATACCACTGCCAAACTTTGCTAAATCTGCTGCGTTACTCATGCTAGGTCTCCATGTACACGAACAAAACAATACTTTGAGTCTATATAACTAGTATAATGGTTAGACACTTCAAAAGTACTTGTGGTTGTCGTAATAACATTGCTACATGCTATGCCCATTCCAGAAGGTAGATTAAAACTATCTCCTGCATGGAAGTTTGAATTACCGCCCGGACAGAAGTTGGTATTGCCCATAGGGCTAGTTAAAACAGGCCCATATCTGCCTGTGGAATTGTCTGTTATACTTGAGATGTTTAAGCTATCCACTGCTGTTGGCGTTCCGCTACTTCCGTTTATATTTACCCACGCCTTTGCACTTCCCCCTGCCACATAAGCCATGCCAACAGAGTTGTTGCCACTCGAATCCTTCAGGGTGTTTACTCTCAGTTCGCTTGCCATTATGCTAGGTCTCCGTGGATTGCTACTCCGTGAGCAGCGTTTGTTTGACTTGAACTTGTGTTAATACTTTCTATGTCTACAACACTAGTTGAAGCCTCTGCTGTTTTTATCCTTATAATAGTTTGATATCCAAGCGCACAGGTTGAAACACAGTTTTCAGCAGATGAAGCACTAAGAGCGTTTGTTAAATTATACTTATAGTCTCCTGTGCCTTCATCTACACCGCTGCTTACGTTAAGAGACCTGTATAAAACAGCAGCATCACTTGCTGCGATTGTAACTATTGCTATTCCATCTTGCATATTCATCGTTGCAGAACCGCTGGTAATCGTAATGTCACCAGCCGCTGTGTTACCTCTTAGGTCATCTACTTTAAGTATGCTTGCCATTATGCGAGGTCTCCGTGTACTAAACCGTGACCTAATTCGGGGTCAGATTTATTGTTATTAGAATATGTAAAACAAATACCAGCAACGCTTGATGATGGACAAAAGCCGCCTCCGGCTCTTTGCCCTGCGTTATGACTTGTTACAGAATCACACCCAGAACCAAAAACAGCATAGTTTGAATCAGACATAGAATTTGATAAATTTATTCGGCAGTCACCTGTACCATTATCTGTCAGTGAGCTTGCACCAAACGTATCTCTAGTAGAAAAACTAGAATACATAACAAAACTAGCCCAAGCCTTTGCAGCTTGTTGTTTAGTCAGAGTAGCGGGACTAGTACCATCCTTTGCCGCAATAGTATCTACATTCAGTACACTGGTCATACGATACTCCAATAACCGTTAACAGTTACGGTTGCGTTCTGTGTGATTGGCCCTGCACTCACGCCATTCTCATCAGAGTCTATAGTAATGTCTGCGCTAATGGTTTGTCCGTTGAGGCGGATGATGCTGTTGTTTCCCTTGAACGGGTAGCGTGTATCGCTTTCGGACTTGGTATAGCTATTAGCAATGGAGAATGTATCGTAGGATACCATCTCAACGATGTCATTGAGGGATGCCGCAGTTACCAGCACAACACTTGTACCTGTTGTAGCTGTATAGTCCGTACCCGGCTTGAGCAGTACCCCGTTCTGATACACGTCTAAGTACAAGCTATCCTGATAGGTTAGTGTCTTACTGTCTGCGTCACTACCACTGAATGTAGTCTGACCAGCAGTTGCTTGATAGACGAAGCGGTTGCGAACACCGAACTCTGGGGATTTACCTATGTAGGGCATTACGCTAAGTCTCCTGTAAGGATGCCGGACACATCATCTGGTTCAGCATTAGATGATATCCTTGGATAATAAGAGCGATAATAGCAAGCTGTAGTCGTTTCAAAACCACCAAAGATAGACATTACAGCTTCAACTTCATCACTTGTTAAAACACAAGTCCATTTGAGGGTGTCCATAGTGTTTGTAAGGTTAACTTGAGAATAGCCTGTAGAGTCTACAAATGAACTTACATTATAGCTATCGTCAATAACACCATTGTTACTATCTAAATGCCACCATACTTTGTTTAACCCACTTAGCACGTTAATGCTGGCAGAGCCTTTTGTAATGGCAGTGCTTGTAGTTACATCCCCTGCACCTGTTACAGTGCCAGTAAATGCAAATGTATCTGCAAGATTAATACCGTCTGCTTGTGTTTTTGTCAGTGCCATCTATCTGCTCCACAAAAGGGGATGACCCCTACGCTTATGCGTAAGGGCTATCACCAAGTACGTCTGTATCCCAAGCCGCTTTCAAAGCTGCAATGTCAGATGCAGATGAAATGGCTGATGCTGCTGGGGCATCACGTAGGGCGTTCTTCTTTGTTACAGAAGCTGTTTTGGCAGATGCGTCATCATCTTCCATAGCTTTCATGTATACCACGTCTTCCGCTTCCAGCAGTGGCTTGCGAACTTCACGGATTTTGTCCTTGAAGATTTCTTTTGCTTTGGTCAGGTCTTCACTGATTACAGTGCCAGAAAGCGACCACGCTCCCCGGAAGTCACGGTTGGCAGGAACAGTAGCGGTTGAGGCATCAATCTGATTACCGTCCTTGTCAACAATGTATGTTGTTACAGCCATGATTAACTCCTTATGCTGCTTCTAAGTTAAGTTCGTCAGAAATGCGCCATGCGTTGCGCCACTCACGAGTTGCTGGCAACTGTTCCTTACGGCAGATTACCATCTTCGGGCGGTTGCCCTCATCCCACGTCTGCCACACAGACTGAGGAACGTCCTTCTTAATTAAGTACTCAATAGCTTCTTCTTCTGTCATGGCTGGCATAGGCTCAGTCTCATGCAACAGATAGCCACGGGTATGTTTCTTGAAATCTTCCTGCGCTTCGTCTTTGGCAAGTTCCCAGTACACCCAGACCGGGGGTAGGATACCGCCCTGCATAGCTGCTGCCATCCAGTTGGGGTCAGGTACAAGTATCTTAGCGCACTCATCTATGCTGTCCTCGTAGACCACACGGTAGTCTGACTGATGTGCTTCAAGGTTTTCTTTTGCCCAGCACAGTCTATCCCAGAGATGTGTGCCTTTGAAGTTAGGTGTTTTCATTATGCTAGGTCTCCGTGAACGGTTAAGTAACAATCCTCACAATCAGCATCACTAGGAGAATTTGAGACAGAATTATCTACTCTTGAAGTAGTTGAAGAGGGTGTGCCTATTTCAGTTGGTACATAAGGTCTGCCAGTTCCCTCATCATAATTGATTGTATAATTAACACATCTATTTCTGTTGCTAAGAGCATTAGTAAAGGTAAATGTATAATCACCTGTACCATTATCCGTGCTTGAGGAATGATTAAAGCTGTCTCTAAATGCTATAGTTCCTGTTCCATCTAAGGTTGCCCAAGCCTTCGCACTACCATTGACAACGTACTGCGTATCAACCGACCCTGCGGTGCTGTGTTCCAGAGTATCTGCTACAATTTTTCCAGCCATTATGCGAGGTCTCCTGCGTGATTTATGTAACAGGGTATAGGGTCATATTCTCCACCATTTGATGTAGAGCTTGCACCATAAACCGCAACGGTTCTTACTTGAGATGATGATTGCAAAGTAATTGAATTGTCACTTTCTATCCTTATACACAGATTAAAAGAACCTCTGCCATTGTTATGCTCCGTAAAACTACTGGTTACGGCAGTATAATTAGAATTTCCAAAGTTGTTAGTATAAGCAGAAGTGTAATCACCCGCCTGATTATCTGTAACGCTACTGTAATTTAGCGAATCCTGAACCGCAAGAGTATCTCTACCATTAAAGTTTACCCACGCTTTTACTACGCCCTGTTGCAGTTGCATTGTAGCAGAACCGCCCTCAGAGGTAATCGTCACATTCCCAGCCGCAGTCTTGCCAGTGAGTTTGTTTGTAATAATCTCACTCATGCTAGGTCTCCGTGTACTGCTACTTCATCGTAAGCGTGGTCTTCTTCTGCACTGTTAGAGTAAGTAACAAAATTAAAAGAACCAGCGGCTCTTGTGTAAACCTCTGGGTTATATGTCCGAGAAGTCCCCGCTGTATCATCTAGGTCAGAACGCAAAGATGTTGTATAATTTACAGAACCCATAGCGTTAGTTTTTGATACGGTCATTTTTCCAACCGCCAAATCAGTAATTCCACTTACATTAAATGAATCTCTTGTCGCTATTGTACCCGTACCATTAAACAAACCCCAAGCCTTTGCAGCGTGTTGCTTTGTCAACGTAGCCGCACCGCCAGACGTGTTCTGTATTGTATCTGCTTTTAACGTACTCATAGCGTCACCAATGTACCACCAGATTCAACGGTGAGTGTTACACCGCTGGCTACTG